ACGGGTTTTTATGGTTTGATAACACGCCTGTAGTAGGCACAGCTTTAGTGTCCAATGTTGCTACAGTTATGTTAGCCAACCCTGGCATATTTACTACGGGCCAATCTGTAACTATCGCTGGGGCTGGTTCTACCTTTAACGGCACATACACCATTACGGCCACTATCCCCTTTAGCACAGGCAATAGCAATATCCTGCCAGCCTTTAATATGCAGCTCAACTACTGGCAATTTTCGCAGGGTTATAGCTTTATTCAATATGCCAAGACTGCATCGGATCAAAACTTTAGGCGCGTACTGCCATACGGCACGGCTACAGGCGATGATACAAAGACGGCCACCTATGCCAACACGCCCGCTATAAATGCTGCGGCCCTTATCCTGGCTGAGAATATATGGACTGCGCGCTTTAGCACACAAAACGGCGGCACAGGCATAGACGGATATAGCCCTAGCCCCTTTAAGATGAGCAACACTTTAATAGCCTCTATTAGGGGTTTGCTAGCCAACTATCTTAACCCTAGCGCGATGGTCGGCTAATGACTGCAGCCATAACTACGCTGCGAAGCACCATAGCTGCAGCCTTAGCTAGTGCGGCTTGGACTACCTCGGCTTATCCTTTAAGCACAGTTTTGGCTAACAGCGTGACTGTAGCTCCTGCCGATCCATATATCACACCTAGCAATAACTCACGGGCAACGATATCGCCGCTAGCAAACTTTAAGATTATTATGGTTGTACCTATGTTTGATAACCAGGCAAACTTTATAGGCATTGAGGATATGAGCGTAGCCGTATTTAATTTATTGGCCGCTAGCTCTATCGTATTTAACGTTAGTGCAGTATCTGCTCCTAGCGTGTTAAGTGTGGCTAGCGGTGACTTACTAACAGCCGATATTACTATCAACGTATTAACAGAGTGGAGCTAAAATGGCACTAACAGATGAAGAAAAAGCATTTTTAATCAAGATAGGCCAAGAATTGCCTGTTGAGGTTAAAGAAACCAAACCAAAAGAAACACTACAAGAAAAGGATGAGGCATAAGCGATGGCCGTTTATTTAAGTAATGGAGTAGTGGTAACGCTTAATAGTGTGGCCCTATCCGATCACGTTACAAGTGCGACAATTAACCGCAGTTTTGACGAGCTAGAAGTTACAGCTATGGGCGATACCGCACACAAGTTTGTAAAAGGCCTAGAGGCCAGCACTATCACGCTTGACTTTTTAAGCGACACAGCTGCCGCTAATGTCAATGCAACGCTGCAAGCTGCCTGGGGTACAACAGTTGCCCTTACGCTCAAGCAAACTAGCGCTGCTATTTCTGCAACTAACCCGCTATACAGCACTACAGTATTGGTAAATAACACTACAGACATTAACGGCGCAGTAGCCGATATTGCCACACAGTCCATTACCTTTACTTGTAACTCAGTAATTGCAATTTCTACAAGCTGACAATAAAGAAAAGGGGCTAAAACAATGGCACGACTAAAGATAACAAGGGCTGACGGGTCGGTATCTGAGCATCAGATAACCCCGCGTATTGAGTATGCCTTTGAGTTGTACGCTAAAAAAGGTTTTCATAAAGCCTTTAGAGATGATGAAAAGCAAAGCGATGTGTACTGGCTAGCTCACGAGTGCCTACGCACTAGCGGCGAAACCGTACCGATGTTTGGGGCAGAGTTTTTAGATACTTTGGTTAAGGTCGAGGTGCTAGACGATAACCCTTTGGAGTAGTGGGGCGCGGTTCTTTTGGCTACCTGGTCGCACAGTTAGCAATAGAAACAGGCATCGCGCCCCAGTATCTCCTAGAGTTAGATAGCACAATGTTTGCCAATATGTTACAAGTATTAAAGGATCGAGCTAAGGAGATGCAAAATGCCAGTAGAGGTAAGAGGCGCTCTTGAACTCCGCAAAGCTATTAAAAAGTTTAGCCCTGATTTAGCAAAAGAAACTCGCAAAGAGTTAGCAAGTCTGTTAGCACCTATTGTTAAAACTGCTAGGGGCTTTATTCCAGGAGATGCCCCGTTATCAGGCTGGGGTAGATCGGCTACAACTACGGGCAGATTTCCAATATGGGATAGTAAAGCTGCTAAAGGCGGCATAGGATATAAAACCTCACCATCAAAACCTAATAAGCAAGGCTTTAAGGCCCTAGCGCGTATTGTCAATGTAAGCGCGGCAGGTACTATTTATGAAACTGCAGGCCGTGTTAATCCACAAGGCCGCCCACAAAGTACAACAATTACTAAAAAGAAAAGTTATTACGAGTATAGCTACACTCGCAGCGGCACTAAAAAAGAATCAAGAAGCACTAACCCGCAGGCAGGCAAACAATTTATAGATGCCATTAACTCAAATGGCGCGATAGTAGATGCTAATAATCAGACAGGGGCAGGGCGGCGCTCGCGCAAGATGAAGGGCCGCGCCATATTTAGAGCTTGGCACGATGACGGCGGCAAGACTAATGCCGCTGTACTCAAAGCTATAGAGAACTCTAAGATAAAGTTTTACAATGCTATGGGGGTTAAGTAATGGGTACACTTGATCCCAGCGTAGTAATAAATATAGCCGCTGAGTACACAGGTAAAAAGGCTTTTACTCAAGCCGATAAGGCTACGCAGCAACTCAGTAAAAGCGTAAAAAACTTAGCTAAAGGGTTTGGGCTAGTGTTTGGCTTACAGGCTGCTAAACAAGCTGTAAAGGCTTTTGCAGCCGATGACAAAGCCGCTAGGACATTATCTAAAACCCTAGATAACTTAGGCCTGGCCTTTGCCGATCCTGCTACTAAAGTATTTATAGCCGACCTTGAGCGCCAATACGCCGTACTTGATGACCAACTTAGGCCCGCTTTCCAAAAACTCATTACCACTACAGGCGATTTTAAGAAATCACAGGATTTACTAAAGACAGCTTTAGACCTAAGCGCGATGAGTGGCATAGATGTAGTTAGTGTGGCAGGAGATTTATCAAAGGCCTACGCAGGTAACACGCGCGGCCTTATGAAATACGACCTAGGTATATCTAAGGCCGAGCTTGCTACGATGAACTTTGATGAGATACTAACCCAGGTAGCAAAAGTAACTAGCGGCCAGGCACAGGCCGCAGCCGATACTTTGGCAGGATCGATGGCAAAGTTATCGGTAGCTAGTGCTAATGCGGCTGAGTCACTAGGTAAAGACTTAATACAGGCCCTTACAACTTTAGGCGGTGAAGGTGGCCTGCCTAAAACTCTTAGCGTAATAGAAAGTATTGCAGGGGCCGTAGGTACTGCCATTATTGGCTTTAGCCGTCTAATAAGGATTTTAGATATCTTTACTGGCAGCGGTGCTTTTAAGATGGTAGGCGATCTCAATAAAGCTAATGCAGATTTTATGGCAGAGGATAGAGCAAGGGCTGCGAGCAAACGTGGCGGTATAGGTATGGCTAGCTCGTACCAGGCAAAAAAAGCAAGCGATGCTTTAGCCCTAAAGTCTGCTAAGGCTCTAGCTGCAGAGGCTAAGAAAGCGGCAGCCGCAGAGCTAGCAAAGACTAAGGCCAAGAAAGACCAGGCAGCACTCGATAAGGCTGCCTTAGCCCTGGCAAAGGCTAGCGATATCTTTGATATGGATGCTATCCAACTTAACGCCGCAATGCTCAGCTCAACCCAGGCGCTAGGTAAAGCTACCTCGCAGACTCAGCTACTTAGTATTGCTAACGATCTAGCCCGACTAACAATTAAGCAAGATATGTTAGTCCTAGAGGATGCTATAGCGGCTAAAGATGTAGAGGGCGCAACGGCAGCGGCTAAAAAACTAAATACCGATATAGCAATACTAGGTACTTTAAGTAATCAATCCTTAAAGCTAGCCAATATAAAAACCATATTAGAGGGTATGTTGCCTAAGAGTTTAATAGACCTGGCCAACCTTGATGCAGCTATAGCAAAGATTATAGAGATGAATCGCCTGCAAGGTACTAAAACCCTTGTACCTGCTAATACGCCTAATGCAGTAATACCTACAGTTATTACGCCAACTGTAACGCCAACAGCTACAGCGGCCCCAGGTGGCAAGTTAGGCACAATTACTCAGGCTGAAACTACAATTTTATTACAAACGGCACTCGGCACCGATGCCCTCTTTGAGTATTGGGAAGCTGCAACGGCAGCAGCTAACGCGGCAGCCGATCTACTTGATTATCAAAATGCACAAAATGAGGCAGCCTTTAAGGCTAGCTCTTTATTTAACGCTGGGGCAACAGTAAATATAAGCGCAGGAGTTATAGCTAGCCCCGATGAGTTTGCCCGTATGGTGCAAAAGGCCGTACAAAACGCTAACCGTTTTGGCAATAACCTAGACTATGCAGGCGGCCTATAATGACTGTGCCAGTAGTAAATGCTTTTATTAACTTTAGTACAGGGCCTAGCTTTGCTCAGGCGATGATATTAGACCAGGGCCTACTAGATACTAATATCCTTGCCGATAGCGTTGCAGTTATTGTGGATGTATCAGATCAGATAGATTACATAACCACTAATCGAGGCAGACAGGCCGAGGCCGACCAGTTTCAGACTGGCACCTTATCGCTGCGTATTGTAGATCAGAACGGCGACTTTAACCCGCAGAACCCAGGCAGCCCCTATTACGGCTTACTTAGCCCTATGCGTAAGGTACAATAACGGCAACTTATGGGGCTGTTACATATCCCATTTTTAGCGGCTTTATTACTAGCTACTCTACAACTACCCCGCAAAATGCTAGATGTTGTTTATACCACGATAAATGCCGTAGATGCTTTTAGGCTTGCTCAAAATGCTCAGATAGCTACGGTGGCAGGTACTAGCGCAGGCCAGCTATCAGGGGCGCGTATTAACAATCTACTCGATGCTATTGCCTGGCCTAACTCTATGCGCGATATAGATGCAGGCTTAACTACTATGCAGGCTGACCCTGGCACGGCTCGAACTGCCCTTAATGCTATGCAAGTTATAGAAACTTCTGAGTATGGCGCTCTCTATGTAGATGCCTCGGGCAGCTTTGTATTTCAGGATCGAGCGCTAACGGCTAGCTCAGTATCAGGTACACCTACAGAGTTTAACGATGATGGCACAGATATCGCCTATAATAATGCCGTATGGATACTTAATGATGTCCTAGTCTATAACCAGGCAAACGTAACCCGCAGCGGGGGCAGCGTACAGACAGCTACAGACCAGGCCAGCATAGATAAATACTTTTTACACAGCTATAACCAACAAAACCTACTAATGCAGACCGATGCCGTAGCCCTGGAATATGCTCAGGCTTATGTGGCCTCACGGGCAGAAACCAGCGTCCGCTGCGATGCTATAACCCTTGATCTATACACGGATAACTACAACACGGGCATTATTGCAGCCCTTAGCCTTGACTTTTTCGATCCAATCACTATAACCACTAACCAGCCTGGGGCCTCAACCTTAACTAAAACTTTACAGATTTTTGGGGTGTCTATGAGCATAAGCCCTAACCTTTGGAAGGTAACCTTTACTACGTTAGAGCCAATCATAGACGGGATAATCTTAGATAATGCAATATATGGGTTACTTGATACAGGCGTACTAAGCTACTAAGGAGATGAGATAAGTGAGTAAACAAACGTTTACGGTTGGCCAGGTACTTACGGCGAGTCAGATGACTAGCCTGCAGCAAACGGCTATGGGCGGTGGATCAACTACGGCCAAAACCGCTAGTTATGTCCTAGTGGCCGCCGATGCTGGCACCGTAGTACAGATGAACGCGGCAGGGGCTACAACCATTACTGTAAATACAGCCTTGTTTGCAGCGGGTGACACGGTACAGATACAAAATGTAGGAGCAGGTGTCTGCACAGTAACGGCAGGCACGGCAACAGTTAGCACGGCAGGATCGTTAGCCCTTAGCCAATACGAGGGCGGCCAACTTTATTTTAATACTACAAGCGCCGCCCTATTCTTCGACATTGTTCAAAGTAGCGGTATGACTAACCCGATGACTACGACTGGCGATATTATTTATTCATCTAGCGGCTCAACCCCTGCCCGTTTAGGTATTGGCACGACAGGCCAAGTATTAAATGTGGCAAGTGGAATACCTGCCTGGACTACGGCAAGTGCAGGTGCGATGGTATTGGTTAAAGCACCGACTACTTTTACAAATGTCGCAGGTACTTCTACAACTTTTGACAATGTATTTTCTGCAACATATAAAACTTATTGCATTGTTATTCAGAATATCTATAGTGCCGCTGGAACTTATAGCGATGATTTAGAAATGCAATTTAGATATGGCGGAGTAACACAGGCTCTTACTTATTGGAGTGCCGGTGTAAATACAAGTACGGCAGGATCATCAACTGTTTTTAACAACAGCAGCGCAGCGGTAATGACAATTGCAGTTGATATTGGAGATGCAGCCATCGCAGGAGTTAAGGGTCAATTCTGGGTTGATACATTTTTAACATATCCGACAATTACGGGAATGGCGACAGAACAATCAGGCAGTGAAGGTATGATTACTTTTGGCGGCGGCAATACCACTTCACGAACATATGATGGCTTTTTACTTAAATCTTCATCTACAAATGTCACAGGCACAGTAGCAGTCTATGGATTGGTGAACTCATAATGACAACAAAAGCGGAAATGATTGCAATACTAAAAGCGGAAAATCCAACGTTGCAAGTTGGTGACGATGAGCAGGGATACACACAATTATCGGCAGCCGATTATGAAGCAGTAATTGTTGAACGCGCTGAAGCTAGATTGGCAAAAGAAGCAAAGGCCGATGCCAAATCCCAATCCGCTACCGACAAAGCAGCCCTACTAGCCAAACTTGGCATTAGCGCCGATGAAGCCAAACTGCTACTGAGTTAATGCTTTCGTATAACGGCTGGCCTGCATCGAAGGATCAGGCAGAGATAGGCATAAAGTCCTACCCCGTGCCAGGTACGCTTATTAAACTGCGATGCGCCGAGAAGGTAGCACCGTTGCTAGTAGGTTTTGCCGCTGAGTTTCATAACTTAATAGAGCCGTTAGATGTAGGTAGCCTCGATGACTGGGGCTATGCGTACAGAGATGTTAGGGGAGTGCCAGGCAAGTTATCTAACCACGCAAGCGGCACGGCCCTCGATCTCAATGCAGCTAAGCACCCACTAGGCCAGGTAGGCACCTTTGACTCAGGCAAGGTACCGATGCTAAGGGCATTAGCCCACAAGTACGGGCTTACCTGGGGCGGCGATTACAAGGGCCGTAAGGATGAAATGCACTACGAGATAAATTTAGATGCAGCTAAAGTAGCTGCACTCATTACAAAGTTAGGATTAGATAATGCCGACTAGCGCACAGGTTGTAGTAGGTACAACAGCTACGGTAATAGTGGCCGAGTCAAACTTTGACCAAACGGCCTGCCTGCATAACTTAGGGGGCGGGGCTATGTATTTAGGCGCTGCAAACGTGACTACAGCTAACGGCTATAAGTTTGATAACGGCGATAAACTTACGGTACCTGTAGGCGATCACGAGGCTCTATATGCCATTACTGCAAGCGGCACCCAGACCGTAGCGGTATTAACACAAATCAACTAGGGCTAGAAAAGAGCGAGTAAATGAAAGAGCAATTAAAGGCCGCTGGCCTATCCTACCTACGCGCAGCTATATCGTGCGTGGGTGCGCTGTATCTATCAGGCATAAGTGACCCTAAAGTCCTAGCTAATGCTTTTATAGCTGGACTAATTGGGCCTGTCCTTAAAGCTATAGCGCCTAATGAAAAGCAACTAGGCATAGGCTCTAAGTAATGAACGAGCGCACAGCACACGATCAAGTAGCTGTAATTCTTGCTAAAGGTGCTGTAGCGCTTATTATTATTATAGCTATTGGTGCTTTTGGTAGGTCTTTCTATCTAGCGGTAGTTACCGAAGGGCATCAAAATATAGCGATTAGCGATGCTGCTACTCAATTACTTACAGCCTTAGGCTCTGCTCTTGTAGGTGGCGCTGTTGGTTTTGTGGGTGGGTCAGCACCGCGATTTAATAATAAAGACACAGAGGCTAAGTAAGTGGGGGCGCAGGCGTGGATAGCTTTAATCTTGGGGGTTATGGCTATCCTGTCTGCCCTTTACGCAGCTTTACGCTACCTAGTAAAGGCGATACTAGCTGAGCTGCTACCCGATAATAACGGGGGCCATAACCTGCGGGGGCGAGTAGATCGCATCGAGGCCCAGGTGGATAGAATCTACGAGCTGCTGATAGAGGCCAAACTATCCCGCTAGACTACACAAAAAAGCCCCCGCGCTAACGGGGGCCAGTTTGCTAGGCTATTTAGCTCTGCAGCTACAGCTTTGGTGTTCTGTTGATTTAGTAAATGCCTTGCCGCATCTAATACATCTGCCTGTTATAGGTTCGAGTGCTTCCATTGTGTCCTCCTTTCGCTTACCCTAATTATACTCAGCCTACTTTTACAGCTAGCTAGAAAACCTAAAGGCTAAGCGCAGGATCGAGGCAACACGCCGCAATATCAAAAAACTTGACAGTATGAAATACTGGCTTTGGGTGTGTCGCGTTGCTAAATGTCATACCCAGGGGTCATACTATTACTACAACGCCGAGGGGCTACTCGGATAGTGTAGCCTAATCGGCCCGATGTTAGGGGCTAAGTATGATGATAGATATATCGTTTATAGTGTTATGTTTTATAGCACTTATTTTATGGTGTGTAATGTGCTGGACTATAGGCTTTAAGCAAGGTAAGCAAGAGGGCTACACCGCTGGTTATATGAAGGGGCGCAACGTAGGCCGCAGCTCGGTAAATACAAAGTGATTATTACTCGATGCGGTGCAGAGCCAATACATAAGATAGCAATAGGTTATATGTGTCCTACTCACGGCGTAGTCTGTGTTATTAGCAAGCCAGTAGGTGCAAAGTGAGTAACTTTTTAGATAACTACGAGCTAGCCAATGACACTATTAAAAGGTTTTGGGTCGAGCATCCAACAGGGCGCATTATGCCTATTATTGTAGATATTGATTTAACTGCTGGCTGGGTATTGTTTAAGGTTGAGGTTTACCGCGAGTATGAGGATCATCAACCTAGCGCCATAGGTCACGCATACGGCAACGTTAATTTTTATCCTGCCAATATGAAGCGCTGGATGGTTGAAGATGTAGAAACTAGCGCAATAGCTAGGGCGATAAAGTTGCTAACACCTAGCGCAGAGCGCCCTAGCCGTGAGGATATGCAGAAGGTAGAGGCGTTAAAGCCTATGCCTGATAATCAGGACTTTTGGGCCACTAACCCTGCAGCTGCAGCTATACCAACACTAGCCGAGGCTGTTACTACCCTGGCTACCTCGATGGGGGCAGTAACCGCCCCAGGTGTGCCGAGCTGTAATCACGGGGCGAGAGTATGGCGCACAGGCGAAAAAAACGGCAAGGCTTGGGCTAACTATGGCTGCACAGAAAAGAGCCGCACTAATCAATGCGCTCCTGAGTGGTATGTATTGGCCAGCGATGGATCTTGGAAGCCGCAATTATGAGCCGCTACAGCGAGATAATCAACCTAAACGCTATGACAGCCAAGCTATTAGATGATGGCGAAGTTATTGCAGAATACAAAGTAGAAACCTGCGATAAGTGCGCTCGCATTACACAGTTAGATAAGTTTGGCTATCAGAAAAGCGATCCTGCTAATAATTTAATATGGTTTTGCAAAGAGTGCAGGTAATGGGGGTCAAAGTCACTTTATCTCACACAATGGTTAAACAAGTAGTAGATATAGGTAAAGTGCGGGCTAAAAACTATGCAAGCCAATATAGAAAAGAAACACAACAGATAAATTACAAGATAGATATAGAGGGCGATGTAACTGCCGATGAGTTTTTAGCCAGGCAAGTGTTATATGTAGCTACTGAAATGGCTGTATGCGTGTGGTCGGGTATCCCAGGGGCCGTGCCAAACAATGACAACAGAAAAGATAAGGCCGATGTGGGGGCCAATATGGAAGTAAAATACAATACTAACGGGCCTGATCTATTCATAGATGCCCCTGATAGGCCTAGCGATATAGCTATCTTAGTTAAAGGCGAGTGGCCTACTTTTGAGTTAATGGGCTGGGCTAAGGTGGCCGATGTACAACAGCCGCAGTATGCCTTTATGCGCCCTGGTACTTATCGTATGTTGGCTAGCGAGCTAAGGCCTATGGATCACCTAGAGGTAAAAGGAGATACGGCCTATGAGCGATTACATACGCTTTGAGTGCAGAAAGTGCAAGAAAGTAACCAACCAGCTAGAGCGCATAGTTACCGATAACCTGCCGCCTAATGTAAAGGTGTTGGAGTGTAGCGTATGTGGCATTATGGGCGTGTGCTTATTAGAGGCTACCGATGCTTAAAATAGGCTCGCTCTGTACGGGTTACGGCGGCCTTGATATGGCAGTAGAGGCTTACTATGGGGCAGAAACTGTGTGGGTATCGGAGTTTGACAAGTACGCTAGTAAAGTCATAGAGGCAAGAATAAATAAGCCTAACTTAGGTAACTTAAAAGTAATTAACTGGGCTGAGTTAGAGCCTATAGACATACTCACGGCTGGATATCCTTGCCAGCCCTTTAGCCACGCAGGACTTAGAAAGGGTGTAGAAGATGAAAGACACTTATGGCCATATA